AATGAAACGTAAAATAATGACCCAGTTAGAATACGCCCACGCAGGTAAACCATTTAAGACAACAAATCACTTGACATACTGATATATAGGCTGTATAATAACTACATTAACAGTTATTCATAAGGTTTAATCATGAGCGATCCGTGCTATCAAGTTATTAGTGATTTGGAAATTCACCCTAGTCGTTTGAATAAAGAAGCCATAGTACTTGCACAAGCAGAGCAAGGTAATGATGAGTTTTTTCATGGCTGTCGTTTGGCACTAGATCCAATGATCACTTTTGGAATTAAACAAGTAAAGGAAAAGAAAGATGAAGACGGCCCTGGGTTGCCTTGGGATACTTTTGTTAGTGTCGCTGGCAGTTTTCGTAATCGTACAGTCACCGGCAACCTTGCTCGCGACACACTTGATGAGATGATGGCGCAAGCCACGAAGAAAGAGTGGAACGGTTGGTATCGTAGGATTTTGATTAAAGACATGCGAGCAGGATTCACTGAACGCACAATCAACAAAGTAGTAGAGAAAAAATATGTTGCCTACAGCATTCCTGTATTTGGTTGCCAGCTTGCTCATGATAGTAATGGTCATGAATCTAAAGTTGCTGGTAGAAAACTTATCGAAGTCAAATTAGATGGGGTACGTGTTATCACTATTGTACACCCTGATGGTCGTGTGGATATGTTTAGTCGTAATGGTAAAGAACTTGTAAACTTTCCACATGTAATTGAACAATTAAAATTTGTAACAAGCATTGGTGGATTTAGTGAGGCAATGGTACTAGATGGTGAAATTATGTCAAGTAGTTTCCAAGACTTGATGAAACAAGTACATCGAAAAAGTGATGTAAAAAGTACAGACGCAGTTCTTAATCTTTTTGACATGCTGACATTGGCGGAGTTTGAAGCTGGAGAGAGTGATACTCCTCAAATACGTAGAAGTGAAATGCTACAAAATTGGTTTGATGTTTATGAAACTTCTTTGCCAGGCATAACTGTACTCAGTCACGAAGACGTTGATTTAAATACAGAGCAAGGGCAAGCACAATTTAAAGAAATTAATGCCCGTGCTATTGCAGGCGGTTATGAAGGCATTATGATCAAAGATCCTCTTGCTGGATACGAATGTAAACGCAGTACAGCCTGGCTAAAGTTAAAACCTTTCATTGAAGTATCATTGGAGATAGTAGATGTTGAAGAAGGAACAGGAAGAAACGTTGGACGGCTTGGAGCGATTGTATGCCAAGGAGTCGACGATGGAAAAACTATTCGAGTCAATGTTGGCAGTGGTTTTAGTGATAGTGATCGTGATAACTATTGGGCTTCACGTGATTCCCTACTTGGTCAGATCGTGGAAGTGCGAGCAGACGCAGTCACACAAAACCAAGACGGAAGCTACAGTTTGCGATTTCCAAGGTTCCTACGGTTCCGTGGATTTGAAATAGGAGAGAAAATATGACAGACATTAGTAGAGTTGCCGCTCACACAGCAGAGATATATCGACGACTTGATATTAAAAAGTTAGACAAGCGGCACGAAGAACTTAGATTAGAAGAACGTCGTATCAAATACGAAAAAGAAATTAACGAACAAAAACGTATTGAAATGGCTCGCATGATGAATCATGCGGTTGGACAAAACATAGATAGGATGGCATAATGACAAACCCGTTTAGAGATCAAGAAAAATTTATGAAAGCCTGTGATCAAACTACAGGCGGGGAATTTGACCAAGAACAATTTAACATGTATCTTGGACTAATTGAAGAAGAATTTAAAGAACTGCAGGTTGCTATAAACAATCATGATCAAGTAGAAACACTGGATGCACTTATTGACATACTGGTTGTTACTATTGGCACCATACATAGTATGGGCAGTGATGCAGAAGGTGCGTGGAAAGAAGTCATGATGACAAACTTTGCCAAAATTGATAAAGATACTGGTAAAGTGCGTAAACGTGAAGATGGAAAAGTTTTGAAACCTACAGGTTGGGTTCCGCCCGATCTTACAAAATTTATTTAAAGGAGACTAATATGTTTGGTACAAATTATACGGGTGGCGGTACCCTAAGTTACCGTAGTGCTAGTGAAGTCAATTCAGCAATGGGTCGTGTTTACGGACACATGAGCCTTGCTGTTATCGTGTCAATGCTAGTCAGTTACTTTGTAGGCACTAGCCCAGAGTTATTGGCGTTCTTTTTTACAGGTGTATTAAAATGGATTGTTATTTTTGCACCGCTGGTAGCAATTTTTGGAATTGCTATGGTACTGAGTAATAATCCTAGCAAAGGTGTAGCGCAATTATGCTTACATGGTTTTGCGGCCTTGATGGGATTGAGCTTTGCCACAATCTTTGCAGTGTTTACTATGGGCAGTATTGTGTCAGCATTTATGGGTGCGGCTATTCTGTTTGGTGTGATGAGTGCTTACGGTTACTTTACCAAACAAAGTTTAGATAGTATGGGCAAATTTATGATTGTTGGCTTAATTGCTATCATTATTGCCAGTATTGTCAACATCTTTATTGGTAGTACTGTAATGCAAATGGTAATATCTGCTTTAGCAATTATTATCTTTTTGGGGTTGACAGCATACGACACACAAAAGATTCGTGAAGAACTCAGTGTAGAAGCCAGTGACGTTGCCGAAGTTCGTGGCGCACTAACTCTATACATGGACTTTATCAACTTGTTTATTAATCTGTTACAACTGTTTGGCGATAGAAAATGATACGTGAATTTATCAACATTGTAGAAGGACTGCGTGTCACTGATGCTTGGTTTACGGACGGTGGGTTCACAACTTACAAACGTCCTGCTAAAGAACGTTATGAGATTGCAGACGAGCCAGGCACTATTGACACTCTAGAAGGTCCAGTTAAGTATCCAGCGGGCTACTATATTATGACTGGACCAAAAGGTGAGCAGTATCCTATTACTCCAGAAAAGTTTAACGATCTTAAAGATGATTTAGGTGATGGTGTTTGTACACCAAAGAAAATTGTCAAGTTTGCCAAACTAGCAGATCACTCCGGAACGGTTGACACCAGCTGGGGTGAGAAGTTACACTATAATCCAGGCGAAGATGTTATTGTTCGCCACGGTGAAAACGACTACGGTGTAGTCAAAAAAGATATATTCGCACAAACTTACGAAAGAGTATAATGGCACAACACGCAAATTACTGGAGTTGCAGTCCTTTTGCAGACTGGCTTCGAGGCACTAAAAAATTAAGCGCAGGCACAGCTGAAGAATGGGACAACTGGACCACTGCGGCTCAAATGAAGCATAATTTTCGTTACTGGCTAGCTGAAGAAGGTCTAGGCTATATCCAGGATTTTGTAACTTGGCCTATTAGAAAGATCTACGATGTTAAGTATTACATCAATAATCGCTGGGTTAGTCGTACTCACAGTCTTACCGCTCATGCTCGTGACATCAAGCCTGGTGCTTGGTGCGATGTTGGCAATCGGTTCTTGCCATGCCTATTTAACGAGTTGGTTGATTTCGTCGAAATTGAATCCGCATGGTCGCACATCGCCTGGGGAGATAAAGAAGCTCGTGCTAAGTATGATCCTCCCTTTTGGGCTAGTGGTTGGTTCCGTTGGCGCACTTGGCGTTGTCCTCAAGCAGGTATTGATCATTTAGATTGGGCAATGACACTGACCAACACTGACTGGTGTGGACCAGAACATCCAGACTACGGCAAGCCAACTGGTCAGGCTCTTCGTGCAAAAGAAATCAAAGAACTATATGTATGGTGGACCACAGTATATCCTGCTCGTCCAGATGCACATGACGCAAGCGGATGGAGTGATTACTGTGAAGCGGCACGTTTGGCCAATGGTGGCAAACTAAGTTGGATGGGCAGTGACAAAAGTCCAGAACTTCGTAAAATGGCTGACAAGGCGCTTAAACTTACTACTAAGATTGAAGCGGCTTATGACAAAGAAGATACTGAAATGATGATTCGTTTGATTAAGGCCCGTGATAGTCTTTGGACTTGACCAATTTGTGTCAACTTAATGTAACGCTAAGGCGTTATATATATGTAGGGTAATAATTCCTACACTAACACAAAGGAAACTTTAAAATGAAATTGATCGCAACTTTAATCGCAACAATGTTTGCCGCAACTGTATTCGCCGCAGAGCCAGCTAAGGCACCAGCAACTCCAGCTTCAGCACCAGCTAAAGCAGAAGTTAAGAAGGAAGAGAAAAAGCCTGCAAAAAGCGAACCTGCTAAGAAAGAGCCAGCTAAAGCAGACGCAAAAGCCGCTACACCAGCCGCTAAGTAAACTTGACCTAGAAGATAGTGATCTCATTGTTGATGATGAGATCACATTTGGTCGTAATCTAAAGGCTCGCGAGTTTGGTAAAGTAGTTGAAGATGAGTTATCGGACTATGTAAAGTTTAGATTATGGTTAGCTAGACAATTAGCATTAAAAAAGTATGCAAAAGTCCATGGTTAAGTCCATGGACTTTTTCTTTTTCAAATAAATACAATATCAAAGGAGCGACCTATGAACAAGTTCATTTTAGCAATTTCATTAGCATTAGCAATTCCAGCGTTTGCCGCAGAACCGGCAAAAGAGCCAGCCAAAAAGGCAGCACCGGCAAAGAAAGCAGAAGCACCAAAAACACCAGCTGTAAAGTGTGATTTGAAGAAAGATCCGAAATGTAAGGATGTTACCAAAAAACCCATGACCAAAGAGGAAAGAGAAGCCAAAAAGAAAGAAAAAGAAGCGGCCGCTCAAAAATAATACACACCCCGGATTAGTTGGCATAGCCTCCCCCGGGGTTTCTTTTTGGTAAAAAATCACTTGACTTTTCATCCAACTTCATATATAATATACATATTGTTAAAACAACTAGGAGCAAAAATTGGCAACTAAAGCACCAGCAAAAAAGACCCGAGTAACTAAAAAGCAAGTAATTGCCCATCGTACTCGTACAGTTAAAGACCACAGCCCTGTTTGGGACGACTGTGACAAAATGGATGCTAATCAATTCTTGCGTCATTGGCACAATGCCATGAATTACTACCGTTTAGAGTTTAGCGGTAAAGATTTGAAGCCAGCAGTCATTAAATGGATGACCAGTATTGAATGTGATGCCAAAGACATTGCCGCATTTAAGAAAACTAAAGATAACCGTGTTAATGTTACCATGGGTGCTATTGCAAGTTGTTTGCTTCGTGGCATGCCACCTGTTCGTGCAGACTTTAACAGTGGTCGTGACACTGCGGCATGGTTGCGTGAAGCCATTGTAGAAACTATCGAAGCTGGTAAAAATGACAAAGACGACAGTGAAGTTGTTGAAGTTAAGCCAGTAGGTGTACAGCCAAGCATTCAAGATAGGGTGCGTGAAGCCGCATACAAAATGACTGAAGAAATTGAAGATGCTATTGATGGCTTTCAAACTGATCCAGAAAACTTTGATCCAAAAGCATTTAAAATGCTTAACTTGCTCAAGGGCAAAGAAGTTAAAGCGGCCCATGCACGTATTATCAAAACTTTTTATAGCCGTGACCTAGCAGAACTTGAAGAACTTGCCAGTGGCAAAGGTGACGAGCAGTTGCGTGAAGCATACAGTCATCGTAGCAAGAAACAGATCAAGAATTTGATTGCGTTCTATCAAGAAATTATGATGGCGTGTGATATGCTGGCCCAAGAAGCCAAAGTTAATCGTGCTCCACGTAAAACTAAAACAGTTCCAAAAGAGAAGCTGATTGCTAAACTCAAGTTTAAGAAAACAGATGAACCTTTAAAGCTGGTAAGTATCAATCCTGTTGATATTATTGGTGCTAGCGAATTGTGGATTTTCAACATTAAAACACGTAAACTGGGCAAGTATGTTGCTACCGAGTTTAACACGTTAAATGTCAAAGGCACTACAATTACCAACTTTGACGAGTTTAAGAGTATTCAAAAGACTATTCGTAAGCCCGAGGAAAAGCTCAAAGAGTTTAAGGCCGCAGGCAAGGTACAGTTGCGTAAA